ACGTTACGGAATGGCTGCAAATCCATTTGCCGCTGCTGGTGCAGCTGCTGCTGGTTTCCCTGCTGCTGGTCTTAACTCTGATGCATCTCTTGATGCAAATACGAACTCTTACTATCGCAGAGTTAAGGTCAACAATCTTATGTAAACTTTGTTTTAATAAGAAACTTAACTACAAACTTAGAGGGTGCTGGAAACAGCACCCTCTTTTTTTTGTTATAAATAGTATTAGAGGTAAATAAATGGCAACAGTAAAAACACAACCAGATAAATTAGATTACGCAAGTCCTACTCAATTTAAGTTTGGTATTCATCAACTTCCAAAAGTAGAGTTTTTCTCTACTGCTGCAACTATACCAGCAATTGCTTTATCTGATATATTAGTACCAACTCCATTTAAAGCACTGCCAATGATGGGTGATCAACTCATATATGATAATCTTTCAGTATCTTTTATAGTTGATGAATATCTTGAAAACTATTTAAGTATTCATGAATGGATGACTGCTATTGGTTTTCCTAAAAACAGAACACAGTTTGGTGATTTTAAATCTAATACATCTAACACACCTTCAGCTGCAGCTGTTAAGTCTAATGATATTGGTGATGTTCAAAAACCAACTTCGGCCAATGCATTATTTTCTGATGCAACACTTACTATTCTTTCCAATAAAAATAATCCAATAGTAAACGTATTTTTTAGAGATATATATCCAGTTGCAATGACAGGATTATCTTACAATCAAGCTGCAACAGATATTGAATATTTAACAGCAGAAATTACCTTTGCATATCAACTTTTTGAAATTGAAACAATTAGTTGATATAAATAACTACGAGCAGAGATTTGATAAGCTATAACAAAATATCAAATCTTAGACTTAATGATCTAGTGACTACTCGTTGCAACTCACTAGGGTCAATATAATTAAAAGAGTGTAATCAAACTCTGCTCATTTTTTTTAAGAAAGTATATAATGACATTAGACGAATTGAAAACACAAGCATCTTCCGATTTACCTATCACTGATCAAGAACACTTAGATCAGGAATCCTTTAGAAATCAAGAAATTAAAGTAAAATGGTTAGACTACAAAACACGATATGAACTTTTGCTCGCGAGGAACAAAGGTGATTATCAAAAATTATATAGAGCTAAGTGGGAATATTATGGTGGTAAATCAGATGCAAAGGTATATGCATCCAAACCATTTGATTTAAAAGTTCTTAAAAGTGATCTAGCTATGTACATAAACTCAGATAATGAAATTATAGAACTTGGTGCAAAAATAAATTATCTAGAAATTGTTATAAAATATATTGATGGTATTATTAAATCTATAGATAATCGTGGGTGGGATGTTAGTCACGCTATTGGATGGAAGAAATTTGAAGCAGGGATGATGTAAGATGTATTTAGTAACAAGATGAAAATATGATTCATTATACCAACATCAATAAAAGTTTTTCTATTCCTGATACATTGGAAGATGGTGTTATCACTGAAGAAAGTGGTAAGGTAAAAAGAAACTCAAAAGTATTTTTTATTAAGGATGTTGTAACCTGTAAAGAAATTTTAAATCTTATTAATCAGACAACGGTGATTCAACTGACTGATATAGAACCATTACAATATTCTGAGTATGGTGTTGATGATGAATATGGTTGGCATAGAGATATTCATGACAACCCATATTCAAACGGATTGGTTAGGAAAGTATCCTTCTCCACTATTCTGAATGATGATTTTGGGGGTGGTGAATTTGACATTGAAACAAAAAATCCAGCTGATAAGAAACGATATGATACGTTTGATAACAAAAAATATAACACTATAATATTTCCCTCTCATATGTGGCATAGAGTAAGGCCAGTAAAGTCTGGTATCAGAAAATCCATAGTTGGGTGGGTACTTGGCCCTCCGTGATGCATATATTAAAAAAGAACGAAGTTAATTTAATACTTGAGGATTTAGAACCGCACGAAAAGGAAGAACTTAGTTCCTTCTTTACGTTTGAAGTACCCGGCGCTAAATTTATGCCACAGTTTCGTAATCGTATGTGGGATGGTAAGATACGTTTATTTTCTCCATCCTCTGGTGAGATTTATGTTGGTTTGTTACCATATATTAAGAAATTTTGTGATAGTAATAAAATTTCTTATACAATAGAAAAAGGAATAGAAAATGATAGGAATGTTATACGTGACGTTGTTAGAGGATTCATCAAAAGTCTTAAACCAAAATCACAAGGGAAAAGTCTTGAAATCCGTGATTACCAGATTGATGCTGTTCATCATGCAGTGGCCAGAAATAGGGCTCTTCTTGTTTCTCCTACTGCTAGTGGTAAGTCTTTAATAATATATTCTTTGGTTCGTTATTACCAGCTAAAAGGTTTAAAGACACTTATACTTGTACCCACCACTTCACTAGTAGAACAGATGTATACAGATTTTGAAGATTATGGTTGGAGCTCTGGTACATATTGTCAAAAGATATATCAAGGATACACAACAAAGATAAATAAAGATGTCGTTATATCAACATGGCAATCTATCTATAAAATGCCAAGAAAGTATTTTGATCAATTTGGGTGTGTAATCGGTGATGAAGCTCATATGTTTAAGGCAAAATCACTTACTGGTATTATGACTAAGATGCACCATTGTAGGTATAGATTCGGTCTTACAGGGACGCTAGACGGTACTCAGACGCATCAGTTAGTACTAGAGGGTCTATTTGGTGCAGTTGAAAAAGTAGTCACCACAAAAGAACTTATTGATAAAAATACTCTAGCAGATTTAAAAATTAAATGTATTATACTTAAACATAAAAATATTAGGGAGAAAATGACTTATGCTGAAGAGTTGGAATATATTGTTACTAATGAAAAAAGAATTGATTTCGTGGTCAATCTATTGCGCCATCTTAATGGTAATACTCTTTGTCTGTTTCAGTTAGTAGAGAAACATGGTAAAATATTAAATGATAAAATGAAAGGAAGTGAGAATGTCTATTTTGTATATGGGGGAATTGATACGAGTGAACGGGAAGAGATACGTGGGTTGGTTGAAAAACATACTAAGTCTACGACTATCGCTTCATATGGTACTTTTAGTACTGGTATTAATATTCGTAACATCCACAACATCGTGCTCGCAAGTCCATCTAAATCAAAAATACGAGTGCTTCAATCAATTGGTAGGGGGTTGCGTACATCATCAAATAAAGATTCCGTTTTAGTATATGATATAGCTGATGATATAAGTTATAATGAAAGAAGGAACTTTACTTTAAATCATTTTACAGAACGTCTTGCAATTTATAACGAAGAACAATTTGATTATGATATTAGTAAAGTAAAGTTATGATAAATAGTAAAGCTTTTAAGGAGAAAGATAATGCCCGCACGTAAGCATACTCAGTGGTTATCACAGCCAACAATAGAATATGTTGATAGTCGCATTTATAGTGATTGGGATATCTTTCATAAAGAACAAGAAAAGATTTTTAAGAAATGTTGGATACCTCTTTGCCATGAATCAGAACTAGAGAACCATCTAGACTTTAGAACTTCCAGTATTGCTGGTTCTAAGATTGCAATGATCCGTGATAAAGAAAGAGTTGTAGCGTTTGAGCATAACTTTCAATCTATGCCCCCCAGTGGAAATTTAGAATCTGATGGCGGTTATGACCATTGGAATTGTCCAGAGCTGCATTGTGAAGTTAAGTTTGGTGGTATGGTATGGGTCACACTTAATTTAGAACCAACTCAAGATGTTGAAGGATGGGCTGCTGGTGCATTTGATGTTATCCGTCCAGCATTAGACACAGAACCATTAGAAGTATTTCACTACCATAAAGCAATCATAGAAAGTAACTATAAGCTATGGCATGATACGAATAGTGAATTTTATCATGACTATATGCACTATTTTAATCGTGTAACTGGTTTTAATGAAGAGTACTTTGCACGTAAGTGTACAGGGTTTGAGAATGGTCATGTCAATGTAGGTAGCTTTGAAGTGCAGTATGGTGAGTTTGAGTTAGGTGAGTCCAGAGAAGACCTCTCATTTCCACATCTACCACCAAACCAGTGGTATATGATTGACCTATTTCCAGGCATGAACTTTAATCTACGTGGTAGTGCATTACGTACAGATGTTGTAACACCACTTGGGCCAAATAAAGTAATGATAGAGTTTCGTGGATTTGGATTAAAGAAAGATACACCAGAAGAACGTAAGACTCGTATCGAACACCATAATACTATTTGGGGGCCTATGGGACGTAACTTGCATGAAGATTTGCTTGGTATTCAAGGTCAGGGAGTTTCTATGGCTCCTGGCACAGAACATCGTCATATACTGCATGGTAGGCATGAAAATGAAACTATTCATGATGAAATTGGAATGAGACATTTCTACAAAGAGTGGGGTAATTGGATGGGCATTGATCCTTCTAATCCTATGCTAGAAAACTCAATCTATGAAAACAATTAAAAAAGAACTTTTAAATATATAAAATAGAATGTAATGAGGTTAATATGCACAGTTCTCTTAAAAACGATACAACATATAAAGTTATTAAATTAATAAACGGTGAAACTATTATTGCATCTTTAACTTCTGATGATGCTAATGATATAGAAGTACAAGAGCCTTTATTGATGACTGTTGAGAGGCCAGAATCAGATTCGAATAAAGGTGAATCTTTAAATTTAAGTCGTTGGATTGAACCTCACACAGAACAAAAATATTTTAAAATTACAAAATCTTCAATAGTAACAACAGCTGTTGCATCAATCGGATTATCTAGTTATTATGAATATTTTTTAAAAAAGTTGCATATTTGGCAAGATACTAACAAGGAATTTGAATTTGAAACATATGAAGAAGAAGATTATAATGAAGAAGATAATTATGAAGATTTAGTAAATTCAATATTAGATTTACTAAATTCAATTGAATCAAATGGTAAAACTATTCATTAATATTATTTCTATAAACTAAGACATACTTAATGTAACACTATTTTTAGTATATGTCAACTCTCTTTTTAAAAAGATAATATTATAAGTCCATTGACAAATGTGTCCATATGGTTTATATTAGAAATAATGATAATCATAAGGAGATTTAATTCTAATGGCTGAAAAGAAAGCTAAACTACACTATGTAGATAATAAAGTTTTTCTACAAGCAATGATCGCCTGGCGCGAGACTTGGCCTGACGATAAAAAAGAAACAATCAAGCCGCCAGTTTCTAATTATGTAGGAGAGTGTTTTCTAAAAATTGCAACTCATCTAGCATACAGACCTAACTTTATAAATTATACTTATAGAGAAGAAATGGTTTCTGATGGTATTGAAAACTGTTTGCAATATGCACAAAATTTTAATCCAGAGAAATCTAAAAATCCTTTTGCGTATTTCACACAAATTATATATTATGCTTTTCTTCGAAGAATTGCAAAAGAAAAGAAACAAACTCATGTTAGAAATAAGCTGATAGAAACTTCAAGCTACCAATCGTGGGTTACTATGCCAGGAGATGATACTGGTTATTCTGTTGGTGGATTTGATCCTACAGTGATGCTTCCAGATGAAGATGTCTATAAACCAAAGAAAAAGATTCCTGTTGCAAAAAAAGGACTAGAAAACTTTATGGAAGATGATAATATTGATCATGTTGCAGAAAGAGGTGAAGATTGAAGATTGCAATAATTACCGACACACATTTTGGAGCTAGAAATGATAATCAAAACTTCAGTGATTTCTTTTTTAAATTTTATGATGAGGTATTCTTTCCCACATTAGTAGAAAATGGTATAACCACTTGTATTCATATGGGCGATGTTATGGATAGGCGTAAGTATGTCTCATACAAAACTGCCACAGATTTTAGACAAGGTTTCATAAATCGTTTTAAAGAACTTAATATAGAGTTACATATTACTATTGGTAATCACGATACATATTATAAAAATACTAGTGAAGTTAATTCTATGGAAGAACTTGCTGGATATGGAACAATTTATACTGGTCCTAAAGTTGTAGAGTTTGATGGAACACCAATACTACTAATGCCTTGGATTAATGCAAACAACTATGATGAATCTATGAATGCATTAAAGACAGCTAAATCAGATATTCTTATGGGCCATCTAGAAATTGCTGGTTTTGCAATGAATGGTCAAGGTATGGTTTCAGCAGAAGGTTGGGGAAAAGAACACTTCAAGAGATTTGAAACTGTATTCAGTGGCCACTTTCACCATAAAAATGATGATGGTCAAATATATTATTTGGGTACACCTTATGAAATTTTTTGGAATGATTGTGATGATCAGAAAGGATTTCATATATTTGATACTGCAACTAGAGAATTAGAACGTATCGTGAATCCTTTTACATTATTTAAAAAGATTTACTATGATGATTCTCAAAATGATTATAGCAAACATGACGTTACAAAATACAAAGATCATTATGTAAAAGTAATTGTGGTAAACAAAAAAGACTTATATGCTTTTGATAAATTTACAGATAAACTTTTAAGAGCAGATTGCCATGAAGTAAAGATAATCGAAGATTTTAGTGAACTTGATGCTAGTAATGTATCAGATGATATTGTTGAAAATACAGAAGA